ACTTTCCTCTGAAGCCATGAACTCAATAGCTTCATCGGTTGATAAAGCCTTATCATCAATATGTTCAGCTACTGAACTAGGATTCTGCTGCGACATTTTCATTCTCCGCTAAGGGTGTATTTGAACCCTTCGATTTGCCCTGCTGTTCTTCGGCAGCGGCTTGTTGTTCCATCATACCCTGCTTGATAATCATCATATGCTGCTTATAATGTAACAATACATTCTTATAACCAGTTGGATTTTCGACCTTTAGCAGACGACCAGCACTTGAAACTAGATATGTTCTGCAAATCTCAGCTTCAACGTCATGGTTATCTAAGTCAGGATCTACCTCGATTGAAGGTAATTCCTGCATTTCAGGTTCTTGACCATTAATTGCAGCCTCCATTACTTGCATTTCATTAGGAGGCTCAAAGATAGGTTCAGTATTTATGAGAACCTGAATTTCTTCATACTGCTTTTGCCTATCTGCTTCACCTGGAATAATAAAATCATCAAGTCCAATAGCTTCAGCCAGATTCTTGATGTTTTCAGGTGACTGTAAAGCCATTTGAAGCTGTGGATTTTGAATTTCCATCAACTTCAAGTATGTGTCTTTACGCTGTGACCAAGTAATTGGTAGATTTTCGTTAGCTTCTAATTCAATTCGACCAATTTTACCTTCGAGTTCAGCTTTACGAACGAAAACGTTGATGAAATTACCTAATTCATCTCGCTCAACGTGTCGTTCTTCGCCTTGTCTCCTAACTTCATTGATATAAATTGGAATAACCTTAGAGAAAATATTCTTCCACCAAACCGTAAGCATCTTCCAAGTATTCTGTAGCCGCTGTAATGCTTGCGCTCTAGACATACTATATTCAGATGCAGTCCTAGAACCTTCCAATTGTCCGCCGAACAAGCTGGGTTGCGCTCCAGATACAGTTTGACCCAGACCTTGAATAGCTTGAAAAAATGGAAGGACAAACTCACTTAATGTTGCCGTCCTTGTTTCAAAGAATCCGTCTGAAACAGCTTTCCCTGTCTTAGCAGAAGCAGGATAAACAGAACCAGGACTTGCTTCAGATTGTCTATAAGCCTCAAAATTAAGAACCTGTGGGTCAGCAAATGTTTGAGAAATACCATGTTCTAGTGTCTGTAATACTAAAGAGATAATATCTGAAGTAATATCTTGAATAGGAGCCAGAGCAGCCGCTGGGGGTTGCTTATGTAGATAATCAGATAAAGGATCATACAAAATAGTCCAACAATCATCAAGACATTCAGGGCAAGCCTCAGCAAATTGATCGCTAACCATGACAACCTTGACGCCGTTTGGATACTCCTTTTTTAATTCGGCGATATCTGCTGGACTATTGAGTATATTGTAAGACGATGGGCGCAACCATGTATTTCTAACTGTGACGTTGTTTGTTGGATAATCACCTTTATACTGAGGCGAAAGCCTTGCCCACTGTTCATATGGGTCATACGTTCCACCAGCACTAGGACCAATCTTAGGAGATTTTGTATGAGTATCAGTTAAATGTTCATACCTATCAATTGCATTGGTATAATGTGTTTCATAACTAAATTGTAAATACGGAATATCTCTCTGCATCATAGCATAGTTGGGAACCTTAACGTAAAGTCCACCATATGCTTCCATGCAAATACGAGATTTGGGCTTAGTGGTATGACCAACAAGCCTAGTAACAATTAATTTGCTCTTTTGAAGATTAGGATCTAATAATTCAGCACACTGTGGACAAACAGGTCCAAGTTGCAATTCATTATCAAGATCAACATCATCTTCGTCAGGCATGAATTTATCTTCTTGCCTGGCAGATAAAACTTCATCAGGAATATTTACTTTGCAATAAGGACAAACGTATGCTTCTTCTTCTACATCTTTATATACATCAACTTCATAATTACCATATTCTTCAGATTCTTTAGGATAACTATAGCAAGCTAACATTCCTTCTGTACAATAAATGTAAAGAGCATGTAACCACAACAGAGGAACATCGTTATGTCTATAAATTAACTGGCTAATCTTATCTCCAGCCTTAGCCGTTTCCATGTCGAGGGGATTATCGGCATCATCTGGGTAACACTTGGTTGGTGGTACTGTAATTGATAACGCTGCGATAACAGATTCCAAGTAAGCTCTGAATACATTGATTGGTTTATCATAATAAGACTGGTCTGTGTCCGATGAATTGATAACATCATCATCCCATATCCGCCAATCATGGGCTACCTCACTATACCAAATTCTAGTAAAACCTTCCCATAACAGTTTATTACGACGCCATGACCTTAATTGCCACTCGCGGGCAGACCTATCTTCCTCGTCAAAATGATCTACGATTGTCTTTAGATTCTTTTGAATTTTGTCCGAGGGTAACTTGTCTGCCATTTTATTTACTTCTTCTTCCCGAATAACTTTCCTTTAGCTGACCTATCACCCATAGGAGAACCAGATGGTTCAGCCTTAGCCATTCCATTACCTGCTCGCTCCTTCTTTTTCATTGCTTTAGGAGCAAACATCTTCTTCATAAATCCACCGCTAGGTCCGAATGCCATTTAAGCCTCTTTCTGTTTCTTTCCGAATAATTGCTTTGCAGCCTGCTTTGGTTTACCCATAGCAGCAGCTTTACCAGCACCACCGACTTTCTTAACAGCTTTATGAACTCCGCCAGCTAACTTCTTCATAAAGCCATGTCCAGGTAATCCAAATGGCATTTATTTAGCCTCCCCTACAAGTCCTACTTCTTGTTCTAATCTCTCAATACTCTGTTGTTTATTTGCTTCATTTTGTTTAATTGTTTCAGCAAGAGCCTTAGCTCTCAGCTCTCTCTGTTCTGCAATAATTCTTGCTTCATTTCTATCTTCTTCTTCAAGCATTTGTTGTTTTACTCTCCAAGGCATTGCTCTTGGTTTTAATAACTCAGGTGCAATAATTCTAGGTGCTGGCTCAGCAGCCGGCTTAGCTGTTAATTCTAGAATCCTAGCTAATAACTGTTCTTCTCTATGATTAGCAGTAGCTAGCTGTGACCTTAGAGTTTCACAAGATAGACAAAGCTTATTTTCTTCTTTCGCTTCATCTCTTTCTTGTTTACAATGCTCACAGTGGGGTTCCAGTAGATGATGAATCCATTTCCACATATTCAAAATGTCCTAAATCAATTCTAATTCCGCCTCTAACAACTCCCCATTTTAATCCTAATAACATTCCAATCTTGCCAATAGTCATCCAGTCTGGATTGTTCTGGTCCCAGTTAAGTTTATCTGGACCAACTGCACTCCAAACTAGATAAGGACATAAATCATATGCTAATGCTCTATTCTCAGGTGGCTGTGGTAGATGCTTTGAACGCATCGTCCAGCTAACACCTTTACGTATATTTTCTTCTTGTTCTTCTACAGTTCTTAATGTATCGACAATCATTACCTGAACGCCAACTTCAATGCACCTAGCTATGTGCTCGAATGCAATTGGTTGAAGCCGGCTGTCAAGATCACTAAGAGAGCGGCTCATTAAGCAGCTACTCCAATTACTAAGATAAGTTAACTTACCAAACAATGTTTGGTATTTCCGGTATTGTAGTGACGATGACATTATGTAACACGATATCGTCTAAAGTTCCTACGCTGCTCTGACCAGTAATAAGGAATGTCCAGGGAACAATTTCACTGATAGAAGCTGGAGAGACACTAACCGTAGGAGTAACGCCGGAGATATTTCCAAATCCTCTACGGATAAATGAACCAAAGCCTCTACGAGAGATTAAATACTCAAATGTCCAATCTACGTTGTTTACTCCACCATTTAAGAAAGTATAAACGTCAGTCGCATCACCACTAGCTTTAGCTCGAATTGTCTTCGTGTTACCATTAGCTCCAGTAGTTCCAAAAGCTATAATCTTTACTGATTTATCAGTAGTAATGAAACTACGAGCATTGATTCCCATACTGAATAAAGTTGTTTCTGCTGTAGTAGCAGGTAAACCTGTACGTACAGAAGAACCACCAATCCTAACTTCATTAGCAGCATACATATCTCTGCCAACTCCCATTGGAGAAGCAGAGACAAGAATCTGCCAAGTATCACCACCAGTAACTGATACCATTCTAGCTCTAATGAATCGGGCAGCACAGGCTGTGATTCTCATAGAGCCGCTAACTAATGTAGTAGTGTTATCAATGAAAGTGAAATTAACACCATCATTCGATGCCTGAAGTTCAATTGACACAGCACCAGGAGCAGTGCCATATAAGACTTGCCAAGCAACCAATGTAGCTGGTACTGGCATAGCAAATACAGCGCCATTCTGTGCTGCACCTACAGCGGTTCCTGCAGGAATAATGCTAATAGGCGTCGAAAGTAGAATCTGTGCTGGCATTAATGTGGCCTTCTGTGAATCATTCTGACTGGTCTAGAACTACTACTAGATTCTAGCGTTCTCATATTACGATAGAATGCTGTCCAGTCATTTGATTGAGCTAACTTCTGTAAATGCTCTTGTTGTTTCTGGAACTTCTTAAACTCTGCACCTGCTAAATCGAAATACTGTTCTGCAGCATCAACCATGTATCTGATGCCATCAATAGGGTCATCACCTTCAAATTCAGCAATGTCCTCAATCTTCTTCTTATCATACGAGCATGCTTTGATAGCCTCAATTAGAATAGGGCAGGTTTTGAATATCTGTAACTTCGGTAAGTTAGTCTCAGGTTCATTGCCTTCAAATGTCTTAAGATAAGCTCTGTACTCTTGTTCACTCTTATTGCGAAGTAACCACATTGCACGTTCTTCGCTGTATTCTCTAATATCAACCTGTGCTTTAATAGGCTTAGCCTTCCATCTCATATACTCGTGAACTAACTGCTTACCTGATACTCTAGAGCCGGGCGCTGACACGACTAATTCAACAGGACGCTTAATAGCATCTTCTATTTGCTGTTGGATTGTGTGTTCTTGCCCTCTGTCTTGCCCTGCGCTTTTGCAGAATTTGACAAGTCGAGGATTTTCTGTATCCAAGTAATCTTTAACAATTGGTGCCCACTCCTCAATCTTGGTTCTAATCCAGCTTAGCTCTCTATAAATGTACAGTCTCTTATCAGGACTAATAGCACCAAATCCAATCCAGGTCTGGGCTGCATATCCCCAGTCACCAATTACAATACGAGGCCACCAAGCCGGAATATCAAA